TTTTTAAAAAATATTTTGACTATGGATATCAAAAAGAATGTTATGATTGCGGTAAAATATTATTAGACCAATTTAAATCATATAATGTTCATGTTGGAGAAGATATACATTTTCAAATTGCATTTCAATTCTATATTATAACTTATTATTACAAACAAGAAGAATCTGCCGCTGCAGCCCAATATATTATTGATATATGTAAAATAAATCCAAATATGAAAAGGGAATGGAACGTTAATTCACAATATTATAAAGAACAATTGAGATATGTTATAGATGTTCCAGAAGATTTCTAATTTTTTTTGATAATTATATTATTCCCAATAATTATCAAATTTTGATGAAGAATCGTATAGTAAAAATTTTCACAATTACGATGGAGGTAATGCGGCCAATACCAATGAAATCGAACCCAATGATGCTACGTGATATTTTATAATTAGTGGTAAATCATTTCCTAAATACATTTCTAAATGACTGCACAACGGAGTACATTTAATAAAATGACTTAGACTCTTTAATGAAAACTCACCTTGAATTACAACAGAAGCATCTGGTTTATTCACAAATTCCATATTACCATCTGACTCTGACCTGAAAATGCGCGAAGTAGCGAAATTACCTTCACATGAAAAAATTAAATCATTTCCAACAGATTTGATTTCAATTCTATCTGAAATTCCATTCAAATCGCGGATTATTTTTTGGAAATCGGTTGTAGGCATGTTTATAACAGTCGAATATTCTACATCTGGTATTACCAATTCTTCTGTGTCAGGTTCAATCAAACGCAATTTTTGACTATAACATTGTTTAATATCTCCATTGTCATATTGTAATCCTAAATGAGATACAACGCCATCATGGTAATCCGCATTATCAATATAAATAGACAGCGTATCGTCATTGGACATGGTTGATATTACTTTAAACAAATGTAATGTATTGGCACAGACAATTATTTTATCAGGATCACATCTATAATATTCAAACTTATCTGCATGAAGCATTACATTCACCAATATGGTATGTGTTTTATCAAAATTAATAATTTTCATACCTTGTTTTGTAAATGTTATAGAAGCGTCGGTTAATACATCTTTTAATGCAGTAATCATATTGCGTATTGGCGATACTTGTACACTTTGTATTTCTAACACCTTTTGTTCTGAATTTGTACTAATCATTATAAAATACGGTGCGTTTGATATAAACAATATTCTAATATTTTGTTTATATTTTTTACAATAAAACTATTTATTTAGCGAAATATTTGTATTTTTCATAGTATATTTTTTACATTTTTTTTGTTTTTTGCAGGTTTTTGTAGCTAATTTCAATGCCATACTATCTGGTTCGCATCCATTGTACAATAAATGATAATCAACGATTGCCGCATTTCCACCAGTTAATGCGGAAGCTAACCTTGCAATTCCCCAAGATTCTGGCGTTTGGTTTGGACGAGAACCTGAACTATAATAAGCACCTTCACCTTTTTTAACTATTTTTTTGAGAGAACTTAATTTACACTGTGTTTTTTTTGCTAATTCGGCATTTGGATATATATTTTCTACATTATATAATTCTCGAGCATTCGCTAAATGACGAGAACGTCTTGATTTGAATGATTTAATCGATGGGCGCTTAAAATATTGGTTTTTTTTATATAATTTTCTGGATTTTATCAAATTTTTTGTTTGCTGTTTTCTATCTTTATTGGTTAATATCTTTGGTAAATATCTTACAGGAACATGTTCAGTATCTGTAAGTTTGATACTTGTCATATATATTCTATTTAGACAAATTATTTGTCGGTTTTATCGATCGACGTCTCCTTTGATATTATACGTATTACCTTAGAATAATACGCATCACGGTCATAACCGGCTAATGTATTTTTAGTCATTGCCATGCATTTATCAGAAAACTCCGAATTAATGTCTTTATATTCTGGATTTGATTCTTTCCATTCATTCAATACTCCGATACTTTTGTAGGATACATCTCGGATCGCTTCATTCAGTTTATCAAAGGATTCATCTTTCGTCCATTTATTATCATATTTCACGTATAGAGTCTCACGTTTGATATCAGTACAATGGATTGGTCGTTCATAGACACTTAATTGTTTTAAATTATCCAAAATAATCTTAGAAATACCTGCTACAAAACCTAATTGTCCATTGTTCTCCAAATCATTATGGGATACTTCAATATTATCAATAAAATCTGGCAAATTCATTGCATCTTTACATTGCTCATTCAAAAATACATTGATATTAAATTTATTGTTATTAATATTACCATGAATTGTATTATTATTTGTATTAAAATTATTTGTCATTGTATTTGTAGTATTTGATTTGGAATATTCTATTAATTTACTACTTTGTTCGTGAATCATTTTCATCATTTCTTGATTCTGATCTACAAAAAAATTGCGCATTTCTTTGTTCTCCGATAACAACTTATTTATGATCTCAATATACGGTTTTGTATCAGTTGTCGTATGATTATTATCATCGTTTAGTATCGAAATTTCCGTTGCAGGCGTTTCGTCATCTTCTTTCGATTCTGAAAATATCTTTGTTTTATGAGTTTTGCTCTGTAAATGCTTATTTAATAGATATGATTTAGTGAATGATACCATACATAAATCACAATTAAAGTTATTTAATATAGGTACATCCCCTGCTTTTATTAGATGTTTCTTTGTAGATAGATGTCTTTCTAAATCTTTATTGCTTATAAACCCTACTTTACAACAACTACAGTATAGTTCGAATTCCTGTTGTACTTGAGAGTTCGGAGAACTTTCAATTTCATCATCCAAAATATCAGCCAATTTTTTTGGTTGGGATTTTCCTAAATTACTTACATGTTTCTTCGTTGACAGGTGTTTTTCAAAATTATGTTTATTTGAAGTTTTGAAACTGCAATAATGGCATTGCAAGATTTTGTGGAGAAATCGGGAACCATTTTTGGTTGCATTTTCTCCATTTTCTCCACAAGATCTTGCAAAAATAGTTTTTTTTGAGTAGGTTGTACATACAAAATCACTGCATTTATCGTAAGGATGTGAAATGTCCCCATTTTTCACCTCAATTTTTGGGCCAAAAATTTCATCCATTTTATACTATATTTAGATTTTTGGTTCCCGATTTCTCCAAAAATCTTGCAAGACTGAAAAACTTTATGCTAAGGTACCAAAATTTCTATTTTCACTTTTACAGCATTATGCTAAGAATACGATTTTTTCGATTTTCCAAAAAATGGGGTTTGAAAAGTATTTTCATAAAATAAAAAAAGGACATTTTTAAAATGTCCATTTCCAAAAAAATTCTATTAATAATAGACCCTACTTTTTTTACTATGGAGAACTTGATTCTAAAAAATACCCGTTTTTTGATGTTTTTATACATTTTTGTTGTAAATAGGAATCAAAGAAAACTCGCAATATGTGTTTTCATATCATACAATGTTTTTTTATCTAAGAGGATACGTGCCATGGATATATCCTTTTTTCTTTGGATGTTCTCTAATGTCTTGTGTTTCCATTTTTGTATGAACCGTTTCATATATATATCCCCATAATATCCTCTATTATTCGATGGACTGAAGCTTACTTCAAATCGCGCTATTCTTATTATACCTTGTGGTGCGTAATGATAATTATATTTGTCCAATTTAAAGTCTATAACCATTCTGCCATTATTTTCAGGCCTTTCTACAAACATACATGTCTTCATTTTATATTGTATTGCATAGTGTTCAATATAAAATAAAAATAAATCAATTTTATTTACATCGGTGCAGTCGTATCAACTACATTTTTACGTCCTTGTTTTACGATTTTTCCAACATATATCAAGGCTTCTCCGGTTTGTTTGGATCTCTTATAACTTTCCATGTCATATACTATGTTGTTAGCTCTATCGTATGCATAATCCGTTCCTTCTACTGTAATTTTAACCAACGTTAACTTTTTAACTGCTACATTCATTTCATCCTTTTGATTTTTGTCTTCTTCAAGTGTTGGATAGGAACCAAATTGATTGGATTCTACTTTACCATATCCATAACATACCAAGTTCTCATTACTACCCGCAGTATGTAAACTACAATCAATTGAACTCTCTTTAACCGCCTTTAATAATTGTTGATTAATATTATTTTTAATTCTTGCAATTTCATATAAATACTCGTCTGTAGTTAATGGAGTCTTTTTATCGATACGACTTACATCGCGAATGATGAGTTCTTTGTTTTTATCGTTTTTACTTTGTTCTTCGCTCAGAGTTGTCATATACAAAAATACCTTAACGGTTCTTAATTCTTCTGGTAAATCTTCATGACTGCAAATACGACGCGCACGTCCAATTACCTGTTCTAAACGTACCATATGCCAATATGGTTCTACTATATGAACAAATCGAGTATTTCGTAAATTAATACCTTCTGCTCCAGACGATGTAATCATCATAATTTTAACAATTTCGCCCATATAATTGTTTTCTGCGGTCTCTTTTAATTTATCAACAATTGAACTAGGAACAAATCCCCATTGACTATTGTAAATATTTCTTAAAATTTCTTTTTCTTCAACACTTTCTGTACCTGTATATAGAAAAAATTTGGGTTTATTCATATCTTCTTCGGATTGAATAATTTCCCAATCACCAGTTGTTTTCTTTTGAATTTTAAATTGTACAAATCCATTCGCCTCTAAAATTAATTTTAAAATACCAACACCTTCAATTGTTCTGAAATTACTATAGATTAGATGCAATCCTTCGTTTTCAGGATCTTGTAGGTTCTCCAATATTTGCAGAAATTTGGGACTATATATTTCCAAAGCGCCGGGCGATAAATATTCCGATGCATTATCTTTTAAAAATTTCAAAGCTAATTGAATACGTTGAGTATATTCAATCGTCGGCTCGGCGGATTCACTTTTTAATGTATCTTGGTCTTCTACGTCAGCAAAATCATTGGCTTCTTGTAAGAAATCTGCAGGAATTGCATCAAATTTACTTTCGTCAATATCTTTTTCGCCTTTCTTATCTGGCATAGGTCGGCCGGGTGGTTTTGGAAATGCAAAGTTGCAAGCAGCTCTTGAAAAAATACGATAGGTAGATGATACATTATACATATCTTCTTCATTTTGTTTCTTTTTCGCATTTTTCTTGGATTTTTTTTCTTGTTCATATTCGTCCTTTCGGATTTTTTCGTATGTATCAAATTGATATTGACTCATTTCGCTTTCAACCAAATGGTAATTGCCTCCATCTTCAGCTTTAACAAAACTTGGCAATAACTTTTCTTGAGCACTTCTAAAATAAGAAGTTAATCCCAATATACGTTTTTTAAATAAATTTTCATTTTTAATAGATACTGTATCTTGATTCACAAATATTTCTTGAAATGACTCTGGGTCATCAGGTAAAGCTTTGTTATAATTAACTTTAATTGCTCCTTCCATAACATCGATTTCATTCTTAGATAAAATGCGAACAATAGTTTTCAAGAAATCAGTATCCGAAATATTTCCAGTATCATCTAACTTAACTCCACTATATTTATCAAAAACATTACCTCCCCATATGTAAGATGGTTCGTCTAACCCAGGAAATTCGCGACCATTTGCTTGAGCCATTAAATGTTGATTAAAATCTTCAGAACCACTTTCATCTTTTTCCACAACATTCAATGTCTCCGATTTATTATCCGATTTATCTTTCTTTTTCGCACCTCCTCCTTCGGCTTTCTTTTTGGTTTGTTTATCGTTAATAAACCCAAATGGATTACGTGTAATGATTAATTTATTACCACTATATTCAACGTAATCATATGTATTAAACTTTTCTTTGTCAAACATAGATAATATCG